GATTCTGCCCTCGCTCAAGTCCTCCACGCTCCAGTACGGCAGCGCGTTGGCGTTGTCTACGATTGGCGCAGCGGGGTCAGGAGGGAGAATGTTGAACGATGGATTCGGCAGGAAGTAGAGCGCCTGCGAGCGCGCAGCAATGCCAAGCGGTGAAGCGCCGAACTCCGTGTCTGCCGTGACGATTGGGTTGCCGCTATCGTCAAAGACTCCACCTGAGTTGTTTCCGACAAGTCCGCTGTCTGATCCAATGCGTGCCATTTACTTGCCTCCGCGCTTCACTGTGTTGACGAGGTTGTTCGGGTTCCTTCGGTTGAAGGTGATTGTAATAACTTGGAAGAACGACCGAGGCTCAAGGCTCCAGTCCACCTGCTCGACTCGGTACAGGCCGTTCAGTCCGAGTTCGGGAGCGACGATGCTCACGAACTGACCAGGTTCCCACCGCTTCTGCAAGGCGAAGGTCGCGGCGCCAGTCTGGTAGTAGCCAGCCGAGAATCCGTCGGCATTGTGCGCAGCGTCTCCCGCGCCGCGCAGCGTCAGGGTGCCTGTGAGCAGCGGCTTGTGGCGCTCAAGGAAGTACGACTTTGCGGCTCGCTGCACCTGATTGTCCACGCTCTTTGCCGCCGTTGGGTAGTCCACCACATCGTCAAAGATCGGCGCGTTCTTGCGCTCGGTGAATCCTGCGCCGGTGTAGGTCACCACCTTCTTGACGCCAGCCCCGCTCTGCGCGCTGATCTGGAAGAGCGCCTGCTTCGTGGTCTGGTGGTCATAGTTCAGGTTGAGACTGTATGCAAAGATCGTTGCGGCAGCGGTGGTTGTGTCTGGGTCTGCCGTCCCGCTCGTGATGATCTTGTACGGAGCAGTCGCGTAGGTCGGGATTGCCGTTGCATCCGCGAGGCGATAGTTCAGCCTGCGGTTCAAGTCGATGTAGTAGCGGCGCTCCTTTGAGTCCTGTCCTCCGTAGACCTCCACGATGGAGTCAAGCACTGAGCGCAGTGTCCCGACTGGGATCGCCACTCCAGTGTCGGACGCGGCATCAACCGAAGAGACGATCTCTGTGGTCGTGCTGGTTGCGAGCAGGCGCTGCACCGCTGGCGACTTTCTCTTGTACGAAGAGACGATGCCCAGCACCTTGCGGACGGCATCTCCCTCGTCCTCGCCGCCAATGATCGGAATGACCGTCTGTGCCTGAGTCCCGCCAATCGGCGTGATGGTGGCAAGTCCACGGATCTCGCCGCCGCTGAATGTCTGCGTGAAGTTCAGGGAATCGCTCAACTTGACCTGAAGGACGGTGCTGCTCACCCTCGTGACGCTTGAGCCGGTGAAGATTGTGTTGATCTGATTCTCTGCCTTTGCGCTCGTGGCGCTGACCCCGCGAATCTCAACTGTGTCGCCGCTGCTCAATCCGTGAGCCGCGCCGCTCGTGATCTGGATTTGAACTATTTGCTTGCTCTTTGGCTTGAGCGAGATTGAGGTGATGTTTCGCCAGTTGTCACCCTCAGCGTTGCTGCCTGAGTTGGCGTAAGTAAACGTGTCATCTGTAGGAGTTCCAGTGATGGTGAAGTTTCCGTTGAAGGAAGTGCCAGCGCCACCAATAACGCTCTTGATGCTGACTTGCTGCCCTACGGCATAGCCGTGATCGGTGCTGGTCGTGACCGTCGTGACATTGCTCACGCGATCAAAGCCGCCCTCACCCTCAGGCTCTCGCGCTTGCACTGGCTGCCCAAAGACGACGAGCCTGTCAAGGATGCTATTGACCTCCTCGATTGAAACGTCGGCCACCGTTCCTTGACCTGAACCGTTCATCCTTGCCGAGATGCCAGAGACAATGCCGATGAAGTAAAGGTCGGCGTCGGTTGGCACTGATCCTGTGGCGACTTTGTAAAGCCGGATGCGCGCCTGATCTGGGATCAGCGTGAACCACGGCCCATCGCTCGGCGTGTCGTCTTGCATCACCGTGAGGCTCATCGAGGAGGTCTCTCCGTCTCCCGCCGCGCTCATCTGCATTGACTCTGGGTCTACATAGAGAGCCGCTTCCCGCGCAGTTCCTTGCGCGTAGTTGATCAGCGGGTTGAGCAGGTCCTGGGATACACAGGCAGAGCCGACGGTTGCAGTGCCAGCAGAGCCAGCGGCTGAGAAGGTGAACGCTGTGCCGCTTGTCACGGTGATCTGTGCGACGGTATTCATAGAGGTCCCAGCGGCTCCCGCTGCGCCCTCCATTTGCACATAGGCTCCCGATGCAAGGCCGTGTGCGGAGGAGGTCGTCACCGTCACCGTTGAGGAGACGCGGACCGCCGTGGCTACTTGAGGAAGATCAACGAAGAAACTGAACGGCGCCGTCGCCATCGTCACCGCCCGCCAAGACGTGTGCCAGTGGCTGCGTTAGTTTGTGAGCCGAGGTACCGATTGACTGATTGAGCAATAACTTTTCCATCAAGTTTTAGCGTTGTGCTTGACGTAAGGTTTTGCAGGTATGAAGATGTGCCGCCCTGATACATACCGCCTGCATTGTAAGTTCCGCCAGCACCAGTTGCAGTTCCCTGCTCTCCTGCGCGCCTTCCAAACTCTCCAAGACGCTTGCTGATTGCTGCCTGCGTTGATTTCGGCACGATGCTTGAATAAGCGACTGCGGCGATTCCAATGATTGCGGCAGTCGCTGCTGCGGCCCCAGCAACAGCAACTACACCAGCGATAGCGCCAGCGCCTGCCGCTCCTCCAGCACCAGTAGCGGCGGCTCCTCCTGGGGTTGCTGCTGGGATGCTTGGTGCGATTGGCACGGTCTTGAACAATCCGAGGAACTTGCTGACTGCTGCCTGCGCCGCTGAAGACGCAAACCCTTGCACCACACCTGCGGTGATTGCGCCAGCCAGTGTTCCAGTGATTGTCGCGGTGATTGGGTCAACGCCCAACTTGATAAACTCTGTTGCAAAAGTTGCACCCAGTGCGCCGCCAAGTCCACCCATCTTGAATCCCAGACCCGCGATTCCTGCGGTGACTAGTCCTTCTGGCCCGAGGAAAGATGCGATGTCCTTGCCGAATCCAGCCACGCTGCCAATAAACTTGGTCGCTTTGTCAATCAGGATCGGCAGTTCGCGCTTGGCTGTCGCCACATAGCCTGGCAACTTGGCAAGGAACTTCTCGACAAGTTCTCGACTGAATCGTTGAATGTCTGGCAAGTTCTTGTTGATTTCACCAAGCACATCATCCAGGACTGGACGGATTCCCTCGAGCAGCCGAACGAATGTCGGCAGCCCTTCGCCACCGCCAATAGCGAAACCAATCGCCTCTACTGTCTCGTTGATTGAATCCTTTACGATTGCAAACTGCCCAGCAAAGGTTCTGCTGAATGCATCCGCAACGCCGCCGAACTTCTTGTTGAACTCGTTTACCGCTTGAAGGCCCTTCACAACTTGCTTTGTTTGCTTGATTTGCTTTTCTGTTGTGAGATAGCCGTCCTTATCCTTTTTGATTTTGTCGGTTGATGTGGTGATCGTTTTGCTCAACTCAATGCCATAGGTTTTTGCTGCCTTGCCGTTTCCAGCGAAAGCCTTTCCGACAATCAGCGTTGCCTTCTCAAGACTGATGTTCTTTGCGCGCGCAAGATTCTGAGCGGCGGTGAGAATCGCCTGCTGCTTTGCATAGCCTTTGGCGAACTGCGTTGCGGTTGCATACCCAGCCCGAACCTCTGAGTCGGTGAAGGCAAGTTTCTGCCCAGCAGCGATTAGTTCATTGACGCGCTTGGTCGCCTCTTCGGTTGTTTGTCCTCTTGCCTTGAGCGTGGCGATGAGTTTCTGCTGCTCGGCGTCATCCTCAATCGCGGCGCTGATCGCCGCCTTTGCCAACTTCAGCGATGCCCCCGCGACTGCAACGAGAGCAGCCCCAACAGCAGCGGCGGTTGCAGCAAGCGTCTTGAAGACGGCGCTTCCTGTCTTGCCGAGTTTGCCCATCTCCTTGCCAACGCCCTTTAGGACGGAAGACGCCGCATCCTTTGCAACGACCGAGAATGTTGCTGCGCCCTGTGCTGATGCCATTAGCGTTGGTTCCCTCTCTTGAATCTCAAGATGCGGCCACGGAAGATCTCGTCATTGTAGAACGCCTCGATGGTCTTATAGAACGCTTCAATCGCGCGCTGCTGATTTGCAGGCGCATTTGCTACTCGCATCACGAATGGGTTCGCAGGAATAGCCTTCACCGCCTTCGGACCAGTCTTTGTTTGCCGTACACCACTAACACCACTAGTCACGAAATGGCGATAGTACGGTCGGTTCGGCGAACCCTTCGCGCCAAAGAGCGGACCGACGACGCCGCTTGGTCGGTTGTACCGACCTGACTTTGCGCGGATGGACTTGACGAGGTTGCCGGTCTTTCCTTTGGGAGCCGCGTCCTTCATCGGCTTGCTCATCGTCCTGGCTGCGTTCAGGGAGGCGAATGAGAGAAGTCGTTTGTAGGCAGATGGATTACCGCCCTGAAGAAGCCCAAGTTCCAGCGCGCGATAGTTCTTTTCAATCTTGATTTCAAGGTTGTTCATCGCTGCTCCTTTGGCTGCAAGTCGCCCATCAGCAGCAGTGTACGGTTGAAGTCTCCAGCGTCCCACTCCAGAACCTCGTGCGGTGGGATGTGGAACTTCTCTCCAATGAGGTGCGCTGCGATCAGCGGGTGCGGCACTAAAGAACGACCCGCCGCCAGCCGCTGAGCGTCGAGTCTTATCGAGGGGGGAGTGCTGCTACTTCAGTTCCCCACTTCGCCACGATTGCCGTCAGCGCGTCCATCGGCGCCTCAAGAACGTCATCGGTCAAGTTGCCATCCTGGTCCTTGAAGTTATGCGAGACGACAAGCCTGCTAACTGCTTCCATCTGACGCTCAACTGAACTGCTTGAAAGTTCAATGAACACACGCGCAGAGATTCCCTCTGCCCGCATTGTTGCCGTCCACCCCTCGTAGGGTGCGTCGGTGAGAGTGACCACTACTGTTCGCGGAGCCATCTAGCCTCCTCCTCTGCTACTAGGTTGAACTTACGGCAACGCCGCCAAGTCGCTGTTGACCACGATGCGAAGGCTCTTCGCCGTCGCCGTGTCGTAGACCAGCGTGCCGGTCACGGCCATCGTGGTCAGACCATCTTCAGCGCCAGCCATCTGCTGGACTTCCGTCGGCACGATCATCGCAAGGATGTGCGCCGAGTAGGTGCCATTGCTCCACGTCAGGCGCACGCCCTTCGGGGTCGCTGCCTTGTATGCGTCGTACCACGTCGAGACTGCGCTCGCCGTGCTGCTCACCGTCATCGTCAGCGTGCCGGTGAATGGGTTGCTCTCGGCGTGCGTGCTGAACACGGTCGTGCCTGCAAGGTACGACTGGCGCGCAAGCCCTGAAGAGAACTCCAATGAGAAGTCCAGCAGGTACTCGTATGCGGTTCCGTCAGCCGTGCCTGGGAAGGTGCTGCCGTGCTGGAAGGCGTTCCAGAGGCGTCCCGCCATAAAGGGCGAGGTCGGTGTGCCTTCGGCAAGCGTCGCGCTGTTCTTGGCGATCTGCTGCGCGAAGAGATTCGCGCTCAAGTTCGTCAGTCCGCTGCGGTCAGCCGCAATCGTGATTGACTCAGCCAAGCAGTAGTTCGCGGCGTATGCCTGCGTGCCATCCGTTGCGATCAAGGTGTAGGAAGTCGGCGAGTTCGCCGCTGTCATCGAGTAGTCGTAGTCCCACTCGTATGGCGCAGCCGTGCCTGAAGGCGTATCGGTGCGCGTCATTGAGAGCCAGAGTGGAAGTTCGCCGACGCTTACGGCAGGGACGGTCGCGCTGAGCGTTGGCTCAACAGAGACGATTGTGCCGGTGGAGCCGATGAGCGGGTTGCGAAGTGCAACGGATCGCTCGGTTCCAAGTTCAATCGTCGTGCCTTCGGAGATCACGCCAGTTGGCGTCACGAGCAACTTGCGGCCGCCGCTGGTCAGCGTTGGGATAGTTCCAGGCGTCGTCTCCTTGAAGGCGACCAGTTTGCTGAACAGTACGTTTCCTGCGGATGCGGCTGGCATTATTCGGTCTCCTTGTCTTCAGCCGCTGGTGCGGCACTTACTCGTTGGGCGATTCCTGCTGCGATCCAAGCCTCTGCCTGAACCACAGGTGCGCTGATGATACTACCGTCCGACGGCAGACCAGCCACGAACTCTCCCTGTGGGATTGAGCCTGGCACGAACTGCACGTCAATGTGGCTGATGACCTTGTAGGTGATTGGCTTCTGCAGATTAGGCACTGGTGGCAATCCCTTCTACTGACGAGACCTCAACGGTCCCTGTGATTGTAAGGTAGTCCGCGTCGCCCCACTTGTCTGTTCCGATGCTTGTGGAGGTCACGCTTGCCTGCGCCACGGCGTCCGTGCCGTTCAGCGTCACACCGTCAATCAGGCTGTCGCGCAGCCAGGTGCGCCACGTCATCAGGTCCGCATACTTGCGGCCGAGGTCAGCCTGCGGCTGGATGTAGATGACCACGTTCAGCGTCAGCGCAATCTGCCGGTTGCTTGCGCCGTAGCCGATGGAGTCATCGCCTGGGATGATCACCGCCGCTGGGACCACAGCGAGATTGTCAGGTGGGAAGGCGTGAACGGTTCGCAGGACGTAGCCGGCAGGTGGCGTCTTCGCGGTCAGGTGCGCGGCGAGTCCAGCGATGATCACTCGGTCGTTGAAACTCATCGAGCCAAACCTTCACGAGTGCGATACGCCTCCAGCAAGACCTGTGCTTCTGGATGCAGCGCGCGTGTCTGGCGCAAGATGCCGCCGAGGTCTTGACTTCCGATCACGCCGAACGGCGAGGTGCGGCTTGACCAAACTGCACCGGCTTGAATGATTGCGGCTTGCTTGACTGCGCTTGGCACTGCGGGCCATCCGAAGACCCCGACTACCTTGACGCCGCGATAGACGTCGCGCGGGAAGTTGCGCGGCCAAGTCACCGAGACGTCAATCTCGTTGTACGGGAAGCCGTCTAGCGCTGCGTTGGCAGGCGCAAGATTATAGTCCGTGTTCACCGTCCACGTGGTTTCGTAGGTGCCGTTGGCATCGTCATCTGTCTGGAGTGTCGTGACGCTCACAAGGTCGTCAATCAGGATGTACTGATAGTCGGTCGCGGTGTAGTAGCGCGTCTCAGTCGCCGTGCCGAAGCCGCTCTTCTTGCCGGTGTAGAGGTCAATCAGCGCGTCGGTTGCATCGAGTACTGACTGGAGCGCGGTGTCATCGGTGACGTCGGCAGTGCCGATTCCGATTGCGCTCTTGAACTCTGCGAGTGTTGCGTATGACATCTAGCGACCTCCGATTTGTAGGACATACAGCGTATGAGTGCCTGAATCGGTGACAGCATACAACTGCACCCGCTCAGGAACCGTGATTGTCAGCGTGCTGCCACTATGAACCGCAAAGCCAGTTGAGATAGTGACGCCGAGCGGTCCGATGAAGACGTCGTGGTTGCCTTGAGTGTCGGTGTGCAGCAAGAACGTTGAGCCTGGGACCAAGCCCTCCCCGATGGCTACGGCGGCCGTGCCGACGCTGACCTGCCTGCTGCTCAACTTCTGCTCGCTCACTCGCTTTCCCCCTTTTCCCGCCATTTGACAGGCGTTCGCTTGGTGGTGGCTGTATTGCCCCACCTTACGACGATGGCGCGCTCTACGTGGCTGGTAGGTGCCTCTGCGTTGATTCTAGGAGACCCCTTCGCAGCCAGTTTCTTGATCTTGTGCCAGATGCTCATTCTGCCCTCCCTCTAATGCAACAGGGAGCCGAGCCGAAGCCCGACTCCCTGCCGCTCAACCTAGCGTCTAACGAATTAGACGTTGGCTGACTTGTACGACTTGACCGCTGAAGCCTGTGACAGCCCAGTGGCGCCGCGCACCTGAACCTTGTAGGAGATGAGGCCGAGGTTCCACGCGAACTCGCGGGAGACTTCAACCTGCACGCCGCCTACGAGGACGGTGTAGATCTGTCCGAGGTCACCGAACAGGATTGCGCCTGCAGTGTCATCGGTCAGGTCAATAAGTGCTGCACTGTAGATCGGTGCTCCGAGGAGTCGATCTGGAGTGTTCGCATCGCCTGGTCGGAAGATTGGCTGTCCAGCCGTATCCACGAGACCAGTCACAACGCCGAGCGTCGTGTCGTTCATCAACCAGCCAGCCTTAGGCGCACGTCGGTACGCCTGGTTCACAGACGCCTTCAACTTCGCAAGGTCGGTGAAGGTTGGGTTGATTGACACCGTGCCAGAACCAGTTGCGCCAATCGTAGCCTGAGCCGCGACTGCCGTACCAGCGAATGCACCGTGAGCAACTGCGACTTCGGCGCCGCACTTGTCGGCGATCATCGCGGAGAGGTCGAACGCCGCATCAGTTGCGAGTTCTTCCGTCACCTGAATGATCGTCGCGTACTTGACTGGTGTGAGGGACAGCGCGCTGAGCGTTCCGTCCGACTCGCCAATCGTGCCAGCCTCAGCAACCGATCCAGCGGTTCCAAGAGCCGTGACTCGTGGGAACTGGATGTTGTTGCCGGTGCTTGCGCGGACCACAGTCACGATTGCTGGGTCAATGAATGGGTTGAACTGTGCCGCAACTACGTTCACGCGGTCAGCAATGCTGACTGGGTTGCCCAGGCCAGTGCTGCGTGAGACATCGCGGTACTCGAACAACTGCACGCCGCCATTGCGGGCGAGTGCGCGGAGTTCGTCGTTTGAGCCTTCGGTCTTCTCGACCTTAGGAGCGATTGCCGTGGCGTACTCGGCGCGAACTGCATCAGCAGCGCTTCGTGCTTCCGTGGCTTCCTTTTCCGAACGGATCGCGGCCGCAACCGTTGCAGCCTCCGAAGTAAGTTTCTCAAAGCGAGCCTGTGACTCGCCCTCAAGCGCTTCGCCCTTCTCGGCGAGGTCGGTCACAATGGACTGAGCCTCGGTCAGAAGGTTGGCACGCTTCTCGTGCAACTTTCGTGCGTCTGACATTTCTGTCTCCTTTTTTTGATTGGTTTCCACAATGTTGCGGCTCGCCTAGCGGGATGACCTGATCGCGGGCTTGCGTACTAGCGCAGCGGGGCGGGGTCTCGTGGCTTTTAGAGCGATTCTGATTCCATCTCGGCGAGCAGCAACTTGGCGCGAGCGATGGATGGGTCCAGCACTGTGCGCTTCGGAGCCAACTTCTCCGTGACGGTTTCAATCACCTCGACGTCCTCTTCGGTCAGCGG